TCTTACATATTACATAACTATCCATCGAATGACCGTACTATCTAAAGATAGAACTTGATATTCTTCTTAAAGATGAATCCAGCTCACGTCTAAATAAAGTCTCAGTGCGAACAATTTGCTGCTCTGGACTTAGAACTGAATAAGGTGGTGAACGATTAACACCTAAAAATTGTTTAATTTTAATATCACGTAACTCATCAACGTCTATTCCTAAAACGTATAGAAGGACGTGTTTCGCCAATGAATTATTAATTAAATATTTTTCATCAATAAGAATTTCTCGTGGTCGAAATGTACTGAACGATAGTAAATTAATTTGATCATAGTAACCACTTATGTTATAGCGATTAGCTAGATGAAATTTGAAACTATCGATACGTCCAACTTCGTCATTCACAAGTTGATTTATTGAATCAATTACCTTAAGTGAATCACGACTTAATTCAGAAGAATGTTTAGTCGTGACCCAGTTTATGAACTTACTGACAATTTTAATAAGATCCTTGTCAGTAGGTACAGAGCTAAGATAAGATAAGACCATCTGAACCTGGTCATTTAGGTCCCGATTGCGCGATTGATAAAGCCACTTGTCAAACATCTTCTTATGATTCCAAGCAAATGTTGTTTCATCGAACCGACGTTTTAAAAAATCTATGTCTTTATCCTTATCACATTTAAATTTTGTGGATCTAATGTTTGGTAATATCTTATCAGACTGCAGACCACACTCCTTAATATATTGATCAATCTTAATTAAATTAGGATGATCTTTAAAATAAGCACGAGTGTCATCACCATAAACTTCAACACGCATATTATCAGCGTAATTGTCCCCGTAAATTTTATAACCAATAATACACCAGTAGAGAATATTTACATAACAATTTATTAGTGAACCAGCAGGATGACCCGATGGTTGACTTCTATTTAGTTCGGCAACTATTCCAGGTGGTATAATCACGTACTTAGTAACCACAGACATTATGAATGTTACAATCATATTATCATGCAATTTAGAAGGAGTTATTCCATTAGTAAGCAAAGCAGCGCCAACTTCTAAAAAGTGTGTATCAATGTTTGAATCATAAAATGACCAATCGGCTTCCAAGCAGTAGTCGTAATCTAGAGCATAATTGGTAAGCTTATAGGATTTTATTGCATTAAACTCTCCACATAAATTAAATGAACTATCCCAGTTTGTATATCCTAGAACGTAATTTAGTTTCTGAGACATCCACATTAGTAAATAGGTTATTGGAGATTCACAAGTTATAACAACACGAGTTCCAACTTCAACTTCCTTTTCACCTGTATGACTTAGTTTTATATCCTTTTCGCGACCTAGAATCTTCCAAAGATATAGATTCTTAATAGGTTTATCTTTTAACTTAGTCCAAAGCTTATATGCAACATTTCGAGAAATAGTATCACCATAACCTTTCTTGTTACCAAATAGCTTTGCACTGTAGTGGCCCGGATAGCTATCGTAATTTACTCGAACATAATCAAATAATTCACGCCCATGTGAAAATTCACACACAGGAGCTTTAAACCATTTAAAATTACTTTTTGCAATAATGGCTATAATATCATCTCTATTAAGTGATTTCTCAGTAGTATTATCTTTAAAATATTCACGAAGATGTGAAGTACAAGTGTCGTAACCGGCAGAGTATACGACCCTTGGACTATTGATCGACGAGATTAGATCATTTTTGCACGACTCAGAAGTCTCATTACAGATGAAATCAAGATTATCACTAATAAATTCTTTCACATAGTTTCTAGCTTTAACAATTTGAGATCTAGACGCACCAACGAAGTCAGGTGTAAAACCAACTATCCTATTAGTTACATTAATGTTCAAATGCTTATAAAATTCTTCGACCTTAACACGTCTATAACGCATGACTATATCATATCCACGTCTGACTAGAGAATAGATTGGATAATTCTTCCTATTCCTAATCTTAATGTTATTTGACAAACCCTTACGAAATGTTCCTCTGCCAATGTCACGAAGTAGTTCTCTTAAGGCTAGATTAAAGTTAGTAGAATTAGCCTCCTTAAAGGACATTTTACTACCATTATCTCTTTTTGATCCATAAGTAAGCAGACTATTAAAAATAGGTTTCCAAACCCTATTAATATTTAGGCTTTTGAACTTGTCATACTTACTTAGGATAAATTCAAGTCTATCAACCGAAATTGGCTTTACTTTAAAGAGATCTCATCAATTAAACCATCTATATCAGCTATTTTACTAACTTTATCAAGTTTAATTAAAGCGGTCTTAAATTTCGCTAAATATTCTTGAGCAAGGCGTCGTCTGTTATCGGCTACATCAGCATCTGAAGAATTAGCCATATATGACTGAATTTTCATCTGAATACTTAGAGGTAAGCTCTCCGTCGTTAAAGTTACGATCTTCATTATGTTGTCAGCCCCTATAGTTTTCTTAACAACGACTTTTTCATCAACTCTAAGTTGATTTAGATCAGCACTGTACTTTGCAGCAAGATCGTTTCTCTTTTTTGTAATAACGGCTAACTCGTCTCTTAATATTAAAAGCTTTTCCTGTACAGCCTTATACTCGTCAGGCGCAACAACGTCTTTCAAATAAAGTGGTAGTTGTGTTGAGTCCGAATAACTTATTTGTACTGAGGCATACCATTTGCGCATTGTGGGCGTGCGAGCGCATAATTCACTCAGAAAAGTATATCTTTCCAGATTATTAGAACCTAAAAGAGTATAAGTAGGAAAATCATTGTTAAACTTCCGTATGAAGAAGTCGTTTTTATCAAATGTAATCGACTGAGATTCTATAGTAATCCAGTTTCCCTCATTAGAGCCTGGTTCATCAATATTTAGTTCACCGAAATCAGTTGTAATTTTCATAATGTGTTATATCACGTTACATAAGAAGAATAACGTGGCGTGTTTTCGAATGCTCGACAATTAAAGCCCGTTCCCATCAAACGGACATACTCATAGAACCGAACATTCGTGGGGCGAAATATTATCTATACCATCCGCGTTTAGCTTGTCCTCACTCCTATCACGCACCACTGACTGAATATCAACCTAATCCAGCCTTACCACTTTCATATTTTTGACGAGCGTCATCAAGACGACTGTGACTTAACCCAGCAACCAAGTTCTCCCGGCTCTCTTAGTGAATAACGCTCTAATACACGTTAAACAAACTAGGGATATGAATCGATCTACGCCGAGTGGTAATCTAATACGCTTAGTTTTTCACTTACAATATGATCCAAGGCTAGTTCCCTGAAGTAAACAATCAACTTAAAAATATGGGTAAGTCAACGCGTACAACGTAAGAATAAGCTCCATAAAGTGCGCTCAGAGGCGAAAAGACCAACTACAAGCACTCGGTAGTTACCGTAG